AACCAGCTGATTACGATACACTAATCAAGTGCCTGGCCTCCTACCGATAGGGGTCCAGGCCATCCCACCGTCACCGACCCCACCCCCAACCCCCGCACCCCACTGTTTACTTGCGATGTTACTAAAAAGAATGTAAAGAAAAGTAGGTCGGATACATGCAAACAGGTTCAAAAACTTTAGATCAGCTTTCTACCGATGAATTGAAAGAACAGGTAGAGTTAAAATGGTTACAGTATATCAAGCTGTGCCAGGATAATTTTTTAATGTTTGTTCAAGAAGTTTGGCCTAGTTTCATTTGTCGTAAAGAAAAGGACCCATTGAAATGGGGACACCATCAGATCATTGGTAATCAATTTCAGAAAATTGCAGATGGGTCCCAAAAGAGACTCATTGTGAATATGCCCCCTAGGCATACTAAATCAGAGTTTGCATCTTATTTGTTCCCTGCTTGGTTAATTGGAAAAAAACCTAATTTAAAAATTATGCAGGTATCGCACAATACAGAACTTGCAGTTCGTTTTGGATCCAAAGTTAGAAACTTAATGGAGACTCCTGAGTACAAACAAATTTTTGGTGATGTCAAACTTAGAGAAGATTCAAAAGCAAAAGGTCGTTGGGAAACTGATCAAGGTGGTGAATATTATGCTGCTGGTGTTGGAGCTTCTATTACAGGTCGTGGTGCTGATTTATTAATTATTGATGACCCACATACCGAACAAGATACGATGTCAGAGAATGCTTTTGACAAAGCTTACGAGTGGTATACTTCTGGTCCACGTCAACGTCTTCAACCAGGAGGCTCAATTGTTTTGGTAATGACCAGGTGGGGTCAGGCAGACCTAACAGGCAAACTGATAGCAAATCAATCTGAACCTAAGTCAGACCAATGGCATGTGATAAAATTTCCAGCGATCATGCCTAGTGGTAATCCAGTGTGGCCAGAGTATTGGACACTAGAAGATTTAGAAAAAACAAAAGCTTCTATTGCAGCAAGAAATTGGAATGCGCAGTATATGCAGGAACCTTCCTCAGAAGAGGGAGCTATTATCAAGAGGGAGTGGTGGAGACCCTGGGATACAAAAAAAGGAGTCCCAAATTTGCTACATGTCATACAAAGTTATGATACTGCATTTTCCACAAAAGAGACTGCTGACTTTTCTGCTATTACTACGTGGGGAATTTTTGAACCACAAGACGGAATGGGGCAAAGAATTATTTTATTAGATGCTATACAGGAACGATGGGAATTTCCAGATTTGAAACAAGCAGCATTGGAACAGTATCGATATTGGGAACCCGAATCTGTAATCATTGAAGCAAAAGCTTCAGGGCAACCATTATTGCAAGAATTCCGACGTATGGGTATTCCAGCGATGGATTTTATACCTGCAAAAGGAAGAGATAAAGTTACAAGGGTAAATGCAGTTTCACCTTTGTTTGCATCAGGTATGGTTTATTATCCTAAAGGAGAAAGATTTGCAGAAGAAGTCATAGAGCAAGCTGCAGCTTTTCCATATGGTGAACATGATGATTTAGTAGATAGTATGACTCAAGCTTTGTTTAGGTACAGACAAGGCGGATTTATTATGACACCAGAAGATTACAAAGAAGAGCCACATATATCTGAAGAAAAGAAGTTCTACGATTGATAAATAGGCGTTTGTAAGTTATTATAAACCTTTAACGTTAAACAGGAGAAATACCATGGGTAAAAAATCTAAACTTGCTAAAGTAGGAGCTGGAATAGCAGCTGCATACTTAGCTTCTAAGATGGGTGATTCAGATGCTGTAACAGATACAGCTGCGAAAAACCTTGATTATGAATATGATGCTTACAAAGGAGCATCTAAGAAATCATCAACTACACCTTTTGAGCATGAAGGTTCTGTAATGCCTAGTAAAAAAACAGCTACAGCTAGTGTAAGAAAAAAAATGCAACCAGGTCCTAAATCCATTAATGTTTCTGGAGTAAGAAACTTTGGTTTTGGTAATATGGGTTTTAAATCAGGTGGAGCTGTTACAACTAAAGGTCAAGGCAGAGCAATCAGATCAAAGAAGACTATTTTGTTAACTTAATGTCTGCTTTAAACAAAGCAATTGTATTAGCGGCAAAAGCTGCTAATAAGGATTTAGGTGAGGAATATCAAAAGTTTCTCGGAGGGGTATCTATCCCACAAGAGAAACTTTTTCCTTATGTACAATCTGGGAAAATGAAGTATGGTGGAAGTGTAAAGAAAAAAAATGGCCGTAGAAAAAAATAATGAAAATTTAACAACGCAAGCGGATGATGAGATTGAAATAGAATCTCAAGACGCTAATGTTGAGCTAGAGGCAGAAGCTCCAGAAGAACCTATTGTCCAAATAGATCAAGAAGGCAACGCACAAGAAGTTACAGAAGAAGAATTAGAACCTGGTGAGGAAAATTTTTATGCAAACCTCGCAGAGGACATGGACGAAAGAGTATTACAAAAATTAGGATTAGAATTAGTTTCCTTTTACAAGTCAGATAAAAATTCTAGAAAATCATGGGAAGACGGTTATCGTAAAGGTTTGGATTTCATTACTGACAGCTACAGATCGACTACGAGACCGTTTCAAGGAGCATCTACTGTTACACACCCATTGATGTCAGAAGCGGTCACGCAGTTTCAAGCACAAGCTTATAAAGAATTATTACCAGCAGGCGGTCCAGTGCGAACACAAATTGTTGGTGCTGTAGATAAAGCAAGAGAAGATCAAGCAGATCGTGTTAAAGAATTTATGAATTTTGAGTTGATGGAAAAAATGGAAGAGTACACAACTGACATGGATCAATTGTTATATCAACTTCCTCTTGCAGGTTCTGCATTTAAAAAAATTTATTATGATGCAACAACCGAAAGAGCGGTTGCAAAATTTGTTCCAGCAGAAGATTTAGTCGTTCCTTATATGGCAACTGATTTATTATCAGCAGAAAGAATTACTCATGTACTAACCTTAACAGAGAACGAATTAACGAAAAGACAATTATCAGGATTTTATAGAGACATTGAAGTTCAACCAAGTGCGGACACACAATCGGATTTAGAAAAAAAGATAGATGAGATTTCTGGAGTAGAAAAAATCGTATCTAGAGATAAATATTTTAAAATTCTTGAAATGCATGTGGATTTGGATTTGGAAGAATTTGAAATGGAAGATAATAAAACAGAAAAAAGAATTAAAGTTCCATATATCGTAACGCTAGATGAATCTTCAGGACAGGTTTTATCTGTGTATCGTAATTACAAAGAGGAAGATCAGCTTGCGAGACGAATTGAATACTTTGTTCAATATAAATTTTTACCAGGTTTAGGGTTTTATGGCTTCGGTTTAGTTCATATGATCGGTGGTTTAACGAAAGCTGCAACCAATGCACTACGTCAATTACTAGATGCAGGTACTTTATCTAACTTGCCTGCGGGATTTAAGTCCAGAGGTATGCGTATTAGGGACGATGACCAACCTTTTACCCCTGGTGAGTTCAGAGATGTCGACGCTCCTGGCGGAAATATCCGAGATCAGTTTCAAATTTTACCTTTTAAAGAGCCTTCGGCTACGTTATTTCAACTTTTGGGCTTCTGTGTAGAAGCTGGAAACCGATTTGCAGCTATTTCTAGCATGCAAGTGGGTGATGGAAACCAAAATGCACCTGTTGGAACCACAATTGCACTGTTAGAACGTGGAACTAGAGTGATGTCAGCTGTTCAAAAGCGTTGTTACAACGCAATGAGACGTGAATTTAAACTTCTTGCAAGAATTTTTGGTGATTATTTACCTCCAGAGTACCCTTATGATGTTTATGGCGGTGAAAGAATGATTAAACAAGCAGATTTTGACGATCGAGTAGATATTTTACCTGTTGCAGACCCAAATATTTTCTCTATGTCGCAAAGAGTAACCCTAGCAAACGAACAATTGAAGATTGCTATGTCTAATCCTGGTATGCACAACATGTACGAAGCGTATCGACAAGTATATGAAGCCCTGGGAGCGAAAAATGTAGATTTATTATTATTACCCCAAGATAAACCTGTTCAACCTTTAGATCCTGCGCAAGAAAACATTAGAGCGATGGATATGAAACAACTACAAGCCTTTGTCGGACAAGATCACGATGCTCATATTGCAGCTCACATGGCATTTATGCGAACCAGAATGATTCAAATTAATCCTGTGATCTATTCTTTATTGCAACGACATATCGCACAACATATTGGTCTGAAAGCAAGAATGATGGCGCAAGCCCAGTTCGAACAAAACCCAGAACTGCAGGCGATAGCCCAGCAAAACCCTCAAGAAGCAGCATTACAGTTTGAAACGCTTGTAGCAAGAGTAACTGCGCAGTTAACTCAAGAAGCTGCAACGACGGAAGAAGATTATTTAGCTGCAAGAAAAGATCCATTAACAAGATTGAAAGAAAGAGAATTAGATTTGAAAGCGATGGAGCAACAACGTAAGATGAGTGAGACTACGTTGAAAGAACAAAATGAAGATTTTAGGTTCGATGAAAAAATGGAACTTGAAAAAGTAAAACTAGAGAACAAAGAGGAAGCAGATAAAGCTAGACTTGCAGTTTCTCTAATGAAACTAAACCAACAGAAAAAATAAGGAGAACTTATGAAAAAGGCAATGAAAAAAGGTGGCGGAATAGCTCAAAAAGGAATGGGTGCAGCTTACAAAAAAGGTGGCATGACCAAAGCTAGAGCTGGTAAAATGATGAACCTTAAAATGGTTAAGAAGAAAAAGAAAAAATAAATGTCAGTTAGGTTAACTGATAAGATAGCTCAGTTAAGAGGTGAAACTATGATTACCAAAAAAGGTAAAAAAATCATGAAAGCCATGAAAGAAAAATATGGCTCTAAAAAAGGCGAGCAAGTCTTTTATGCTTCTAAAAACAAAGGAACGATAACAGGTGTCGAAAAAGGCAAAAAGAAAAAATCTAAGAAAAAGTCTTAGTGGCGGGAAGAGATTTGGGCCTCCTCCAAAAAGGGGGCCTAACCCTGACGGTATAGACGTACCGTTGAAAACCAAGTATATTTGACATGGAGAAATACAATGGCTGAAAAAAGATATAAATCAAAGAATTCATACAAAGATGTAGGGATGAGAGAAAAAACAATATCTATTAACCCTATGCAAGATGATATGGAAAAATTAGTAGGAGCAGTTGGGGTTACTGCTGCACCTTCAAGATTATTTGGATCAACCGCAACTAAATCAGCGGTAAAAAACAAAGTATCAAAATTAGGAGAAAACATAGGTAAATCTACACTTAAACAAAGGGTGAAAGATTTTTTTACAAGCAAAACTAATATTGGAGCTACCGCAGGTGCTGCTGGATATAAAATGGGAAAGGCAGAAGGAAAAAGATATGGTGGTATGAGCAAAAAGGATTCAAAAAAATCTGTAATGAAAAAAGATATAGAAATATATCAAAACGACAGAACGGTTCAACCAGATCCAAGAATGTTTGAACAAGAAGATCAAACGATTAGTTATGAAATACCAGAAGGTAGACAAGGTGGTGGAATGAGTTGTCCTTACAGAAGAAAAGGTGCAAAATCTAGTATTCAAGGTGTTAAAGATATTCAACTTAAGGGCGGAAAATTTATAGGATGTAAGTAATGCTTGCAGCATTAGGAA